GATTAATGCTTCTACTACATCAGCAAAAGATGCTGGTCGTTCTGAATCTCTATCTCTTCTTATCGTTGACGAGGTTGCATTCGTTGAAGGCATGGAAGAACTATGGACCGGTATCCTTCCTACAATTACTACTGGTGGTCGATGTGTGGCCCTTTCTACACCAAATGGCGTAGGTAACTGGTTCTATAAAACCTATACTGATGCCGAGGCAGGAACAAACCTTTTTAATCCTGTTAACCTCCCATGGGACGTTCATCCAGACAGAGATCAAGAGTGGTTTCGAGAACAAACAAAAAATATGAGCAAAAGAGAAGTTGCTCAAGAGTTTGAGTGCTCATTTAATATGTCTGGTGAAACAGTCGTATCTCCTGATGATATGACAAGAATTACTGACTTGACTAGTGAACCGAAACATCGAACAGGATTTGATAGAAACTATTGGATCTGGGAAGATCCACAGCCAGGAGTTGGATATCTTGTTTCGGCAGACGTAGCAAGAGGTGACGGGGCTGACAATTCTGTTTTTCATGTTTTTAGAGTAGATACATTTGAGCAAGTTGCTGAATATCAAGGAAAGCCAAATCACGACATGTTTGCTATGATGCTAAACTCGGTGGGCAAAGAGTATGGCAATGCTCTGTTGGTTGTAGAAAATAACAATGTAGGCTACAATGTGCTTGACAAACTCCAGACTTTAGAGTATCCTAATCTCTATTACTCCACAAAAGGATCGCACGAATTCGTTGATAACTATACAGCAGAATTTACCAATAGTGTTGTTCCAGGGTTTTCTACAACAAGTAAAACAAGACCTCTCATTATAGCAAAGATGGAAGAGTTTGTAAGAAATAGGATTATTAAAATCAACTCCCAGAGAACCATAAGAGAGTTTCAGACTTTTGTTTGGAATAATGGAAAACCAGAAGCCATGCGTGGATATCACGATGATTTAATCATGTCTCTTTCTATTGGTTGCTGGGTCAAAGATGTTGCATTAACTACAAACAAGAGAGAAAATGCCTATACCAACGCCATCCTAGGTTCAATGTTAAAGTCAAATACTAAGATTAACACAACCATCCCAGGTATGGTAGGATATGCAAATACTTCAGATCCGTTCAAGCAAACAATAAGACAAAAACAAGAAACGGCCAAAAAACAAATGGAAGAGTTTTTCTGGCTCTATAAAGGATAAATAAATGGCAGATAACAAAAAACAAAACAATCCAAGAAATCCAGAAAGTTCATTGTTCAAACAATTGACTCGCCTTCTCTCTGGTCCTCTTATCAATAGAAGAACACAAATCTATCGTCAAGAAAGAAGAAGTGCTCTTGATAAATATTCTTTTCAGTTTAAGTCAGCAAGCGGCAAAGAGTTCAAGAAAAGCCAATATAATCCTTTTGAGTCCATACAATCATCGATGGCTGCTAACTATAATCGTGGTGAAAGATATTCAGAGTTTGATCAAATGGAATATACACCAGAGATTGCTTCTGCTCTAGATATTTATGCCGATGAAATGACAACTTCTTCTACTTTAGAATCTATGATGGTAGTCGAGTGTCCAAACGCTGAAATAAAAGAGATATTAGAGAATCTTTATTTTAAAGTATTGAATGTAGAATTCAATCTTTTTGGATGGTCCCGTAATATGTGTAAATACGGAGACTTCTTTCTTTACTTAGATATAGACGAGCAGATTGGTATAAAAAATGTTATTGGCCTTCCAGGTCACGAAGTAGAGCGTCTTGAAGGTGAAGACGAAACAAACCCAAACTATGTCCAATACCAGTGGAACAGTGCAGGTATGACATTTGAAAACTGGCAAATTGGACATTTCCGTATTCTTGGCAATGACAAGTATAATCCATACGGAACTAGCGTCTTAGAGCCAGCCAGACGCATTTGGAGGCAACTTACACTATTAGAGGATGCGATGATGGCCTATCGTATTGTACGCTCACCAGAACGTCGTGTATTCAAAATTGATGTTGGAAATATTGATCCTCAAGATGTGGAACAATACATGCAGAAAGTAATGACCACAATGAAAAGAAATCAGGTCATAGATCCAGATACTGGCCGTGTTGATTTAAGATATAATCCCCTATCAATTGAAGAAGATTATTTCCTCCCCGTTCGAGGTGGAACTTCACAATCAACAATAGAAACTCTTGCTGGTGGTACTTTTACTGGCGATATTGACGATGTAAAATATTTAAGAGATAAATTATTCTCTGCTCTCAAGAT